TTTTTCGACTTCGTGATTATCTGAAAAGAGATCGTCTTGAAGAATATCAGTCACTTCAATTTCACCGTATTCAATCGTGAAAAGTGCTGCTTTCATTTTTTGATACAAATAATTTAGATCGGATAGGAAACGTTCAGAAATCGATTCATGGCGTACACCTTGAAGATCTACACGTGCATCCATTAATTCGGCTAACATTACTCCACCTGGATCGATAGACTTCAAAATATCCTTGATTGATTCAAACCATGACAAATAATCTGATTCTTGTCCTTCTCTCCAATCTTGGAAACTATTCTCCTGTTCTTCTCTCCAGCGATCAAATTCTTCTTTCCTTTCATTCATCCAGTCCGTAAAATCGCCTTTATTTTCATTAATAAAATCTGTCATATCAGCAATTAAATCTTCAATTGATTGCCAATAAGAACCCATTTCTCCTTCTGTTTTTGAAACAGCATTGATGACAAAATAGGAGAAGTCTTGAGTTGTTCCAATCAAGTCTTCTCCTTTAAATATAATGAAATTGGCTGTTTGTCGATGCAAACACTGCATGGAATATTTATCAAAAATATATTTGATTTTCCCTTTTTTAGCATCCACAATTCTTGTTTCTAATTGGACTGGATATTTTCCGCCAACAACTGATTCAAAATATACCTTACATTCTGATAAATCATATGGAAGACCATTTTCGACAATTGTAGCTTCCATAACTTCAGTGTTTTTATTGCCTTGTCGAACTTGAATCATCCCCACGTAATTATAGGGTTCTGTTGTACTTAATATGACATTCCACTTTGCCATTAAATCACCTCCCTATTTTGGTGGTATGACAATGGAAGAAATTGCACTTGCACTATAATACTGGCGATCTAACTTTCCACAAATCATACCTAACTCTGTGTTTTGTTCATAAGTTTGCATACGACCATTAGCTAAGCCTCGGATAACGCCAGTATGTCCATAAGTTCCGTCTGCAAACCATGAACCCACTTGTCCACCTCTTGCCCAATTAATAATTGCACCAACTACTAATTGATCATATCTAGGGTTTTGAATCACTTTCCAACCAACAGCAGACCAATCATAGGCAATACCAATATCAGATGCTGCAGAAGTATTTCCTATCACATGAGTTAAACCATATTTTGTTCCAGCACCCATGCCACAACCACCCAGATATCCTGAATATTCTGCAGACAAGCCATAACACTGACCATTGCCAATTCGTTGTCCAATCAAAGACTCTAAATGTTTTAGTCCTGCTTCTCCAGTAGCTCCTCCTGGTTTTAAATCTTTAAATTTGTTATACCAGTTAACTGCATAATCTTGACGTTCAGGATGTGTCGCTGCCGGACGTTCATAGTTTCGTTCAAAAGCATATGCTGCTTGTCTTGGATCAGTACAGGCCTTAAATCCATCAACCGTCGTAGGTTGTACTACGCCCATCCATTGTCCATTTGTAAATGTCCAAATAAGCAATCGAACTTGTGCATCTAAGCTCGTTATTGGTTCTTTAATACCTGCAGCATTAAATAAGTTTTGAACATAAACTTTTCCATCCCATGTTGCTGGACCAACAAGAGGATATGAAGAACCATCCCACTGAACTAATCCGTATGCTGGTCCACCTATTTGAACAGTATCAGGATCAAAAGTTCCTCCTGTTTCTTGTTGAATGTTCCCCAATATTCCACATGCAGATTGTTTCGTAAATCCGTTATTACACAAAATATCGTATATTCTCCAAGCTCTCTTTTCTGCATCTGTTTTTAATTCATCAGGATACCCACCAGGTGTTTCTCCTCCGCCAGATGGACCGCCATTTTGTCCTGGTATCACTTCTTTACCTCTAACAGTAAGTTTTCCCTGAATATCTAAATCACCGAAATAATATGCTTTTCCGTTTCCTAATAACACAAATCCTTTTTCTGCAGTTGGAGAAATTAAAATGTATTTTCCATCGCCATTTGTACGTATTACCAAAGAATTTTCCTCAAGAGGTGTAGGTGTTACAGCATTTGGAAATGGATTTCCTGCTGAATCTGTTGTTCCGATCGTTCCAATGGATTCTTTTCTATTCCAGAATTCCATACCTTTTTTGGTTAGCTCCATGATTTTTTTGTTTTCATTCCAAATTTGAAGCGTGCCTTTTACAAGTTTTAACACATCACCATAAGCATTAAAGGAAGTTTCGAATACTTCTGCATTTATTGTTCCTACTTTGATGAAGTCAGCAACAATTTCTCCTTTTGATGTGATAGCAATACCGAACGGGCCATTTACTCCGTTGTCTGAATAACCTAAGCCATTTAAATTCCAACGCCACACTCGCTTTGCATTCGCCACATTTGGAGTATCCATGATAAGAATCTCTGATGGAGCTTTTTCTGGACGAAAAACGACATGCCCACCAGAATTACCAGTGATCCATGCCGTCGCATTCAACACATTTTGAACTAACGTTTCTGTTCGATTGTCGATTTTCTTTTTCAATTCTTGTGCTTGAGTATTTACTGCCGAAGTGTACAGTGATAAATCATTACCTAAAACAATATCCTTATATTTCCCAAGCGTTGGGAAATAAGTGTATTCGACCATACGCTCTTTTATCTCGATATCTAGCTCTTTCGCCCTAACATGAGCGACATCACCAAAGTGTAAAGACGCTAGCTCTTGATACATGTCACCGTATTCGAGTGTGTGTTCCAACGCCACCATACTGACTGTATGAGTAGCTTTTGGCTCATGGATACGATCATTGTCAAATAAGGTTTTGCCCCATTTGATCAATTCATCAACTGTTTTACAATCTCCGTTTTCACGTTTGGCAATACGTCGATTCTCGTTGGTTACTCCATCAATTTCTAAATAACCATATTCGATAGGTTCTTTGTCTTCATCATAATCGTTATCAGGAACACCGCCAACCAAATACAAACTATTGACAATTGATTCTTCATCAATTTCTTCTTCGATTGCTTCTAAATTGATGCCAAAATCAATCCGAAAACCATTATCTGATCCAATCTGTTTTACCAGTTTCAAATCATAGTTATCCATATCAAGTTCCGCGCTAGTCACGCCAGTCAAATTTTGATTACCGTTATTTGAACCAATGATTGCTTCAACTGGCGCGACTTGTCTTGCTGTAAATTGGTGCGTTGTCCCTACATTCGAAAGATAGTTAAATTTTTGATCAAATGCCAAACTGTTTTTAAGATTGGTCATGATCTGAGACCCATTGCCGTTATCCGTAAACGACTTGACAATAAAGTTCTTATTGGCCATAAAACCAATATGCCGAGCTGTTACAGAAACGGAGGTCAAATTCTTTTTGACATTATAAATTTCAAAATATTGCCATGATCCATCTGGTACCTTCGCTTTTATAAAATTTCCTTTTTTTAAATAAGAGCGATACTGTCCGCTTCTTGAATAGTTACCATAAAAACGATATTGGCCATTCAGCACACGATTGATTTCTGGCAAATCTTCCCAATCAACTAACGACGCTCCGTTCACGCTCAAATCATCTGGCATTTTTTTATAAGCATAAATAAATTCTTGCGTCACAGATACACACTCCTATTCCAAAACCGCACTTCTTTAAATTTTCCGGATATTTTTACCTGATTCCATTCAGGCTGCAATACTGGCCAATCACCACGCGTAAATAAATTCAAACCTTCTTGTATTGCTTTTCCAAGCTGAGTATCAACCACGATTGTTGCAGCTAACGTATTAAGTATTGTTAGGCTTTTATCACCGACAGCGATCGTTATATCTCCTCCGTTCGATTCTATTTCCAGATAGGGATGTGCAATTTCGTCACCATGATCAAAAATATCCATAACACTAGAATGAAAAATTTTAGGTGCTTCACCGATTTTTCTTTTGAGTGGCTGACAACGAAAAGTAACATCGAATGTATAAAAGAAGCCCCACTCGTTTTCGAAAGGGACTTCTTTATCCATGCTGCAGATAGCCTCTAGATACTTGTCTGGATCATTATGTGTGATTAATTGGCTTTTACCAGTGAGCCATCGTTTGACTTCTCTCAGTTTCGAATGTGGAATAGTGATCCCTTCTATTTCCAAATCAAAAGGTTCATAGTCATCAAACGTCTCCGTCAATTCTCCGCTTCGGCCCTGAATCGTGTAAGTTTCGTATCGCTTGTTCGGCATAATATCTGGAAGCTCTGCCTCAATGATGCAATTCATATCAATTACTGCATTCCGATTTTTCCAAATAAAATTTGGTTCATCTGGATTCATAAATTGTCGACTCAAATAGGAACACCTCCCAAATCACGAATAGCCTGTTTGTTTGCTTTAGCAAATTTACGATTCATACGATCTAACTCAGATGGATTGTTTGCATCGACTTTGCCAATGTGTATATGCTGTTCAATGCTACCTCCAGAAACTCTTCCACTGATCCCTTTGCGTTTTTCTTCGTCTGATAATGGAGTAACTGTGGTTTTACCATTCTTGGCAGTCAGTAACTCAGGTCCAGCTTCACCAACAATCGCTTGTCCATTGATTAGATGACCGCCTTGTGCTAAATAAGGCAGTTTTGAAATAGAAAATGATTTTCCACCTACACCAGGAACCCATTTTGGTATCTTTATATTATTCAATCCACCAATAAATCCATTGATCAATCCAATCATGGCATTAATAGGAGCTTTCCCTACAGCAACAATACCATCGAAAATACCTCCAAAAATATCAACTAGACCTTGCCATGCTTTTGACCAATTCCCTGTAAATACTCCAGTGATAAAATCTAGAAAACCACTGAAAATTCGTTTTCCAGCATTATAAAAATTATTGAAATTTGCTATAACACCATCGAAAAATCCACCAAAATAACCACTTAAAAAATTAAATATTTCAACAGCTACATCTGAAACACCTTTGAAGAAAGAATTCACTCCATCATGAAACCATTTAACGTTATTATATGCCCAAATTAGTCCAGTAACTAATGCGCCAATAGCTATAACTGCTAATGCAAACCAGCCTCCCGACATTCCAAATAAACCAGCAAGTCCTTGCCAAACTCCTATAAAACTTTTAACTTCCCCAACGATTTTTGTAACAGATCCCATAAGTGAACCAAGAACGATTAGTACTGGTCCAACTGCTGCCGCTATACCAGCAATTGTTATGATCCAATTCTTTGTATCTTGATCTAGAGACCCCCACCATTTAGAGAATTCCTGTAATAAGGAAGTTGCTTTTTCAAAAAAAGGCAAAAGGCTTACTTGGACTGCTTCACCTACGTCAGCCATTGCTAATTTTGCATTGTTCATAGCTTGATCGGCTTGATCAATTGGGTCGAGAGTAGCATCGAATGTGTCTCCTACAGCTCCCCCACTTTCTCCAGCAGTTTTTGCTAAATCTTCCAGGTTCAAAGTACCTCTACGAATTGCATCGGCCATTCTAGGACCGCCTTTAGTCCCGAATACTTCTGCTGCTGCATTGATGGCTTCTGTTTCAGAACCTGCATTTTTTACCTTGTCTTGTAGTTCTTCTAGTCCTTGACTTAAAGATTTTCCGTCTTTCGCATAAGCCACTGTTGCTTTAGATAAACTACTTAAAGCTGCGCTTGAATCAACACCAGATTGCTCAAATTGTCCAAGTAAAGTGACCCCTTCACCAAAGCTCAACCCTAATTGTTTAATTTGTGGTGCGCCATCAATTGCTTTTTGCATCAAGTCGTCTACAGATTGACCAGTATTCTGCGATGTTTTCGTTGTTACATCAAGGACAGAATTCAAATCATCATATTCTAGTCCATAAGCATCAATAGCTTGTCGAGCAGATATTGCTGATTGCGAAACATCTGTATCATTGATTTCAGCGTACTGTAGGAGATAATTGGTTGAATCTTCCAGTTTTTTATCCATGAATCCAAATTGTGTATTTACCTCACCAATAGCTTCCCCAACCGTTTGTAAAGGTAAATGAGTATTTGAACCAACGTTTTTGAAAGACTGTGAAAGTCTATCAGCTTGATCACCTGTTGCTCCGGTTTTTGTAATGATGGTATCAAGTGCCTCGTCAACTTCACCAAATGCTGCAAGTCCTGCTGCTCCTGCCGCTACAATAGGCGCGGTTACTCCAACAGACATTTTTTCACCAACGCCTTTTACTTTCTCACCTGTTTCTTCGATTTTCTGGAGTTTTTTTGCTGTATCAACAGAAACGTCACCTTGTTCTTTAAGTGCATCGTTCGTCTGTTCTAATGCTGTACGAAGTTTATTTTCTCCGGTTTCAGAATTGAGTAATTGTTTATAAAGTTTTTCTGATTCAGCAGAATATTCACCGGTTTCTTTGACAGATTTTTCATATTCCTCTCTCAGCATTTGAGATCGTTGTTCAGCCAATCCTAATTGTTTTTCTAATTTTTGTTTAGCCGCTCGCAATTTTTCTGTTTGAGTTGCATCCTTGTCCATCGCAGACACTTGGTTTTTGTACTCGGCAGCGGCTAAGTTCATTTCTTTGTTGATTTCTTTGATTGTTTTCGAATAACTGACTTCGCCATTCGTTTTAAAATTAAGAACGACATCAGATTCTTTACCAGCCATTTATCTTAGCGCTCCTTTCTACCACCAAGGCGATTTATCCATAGTTACAGATTGAGGTGGTTCAAAATCGGTGTTTTGTTGTAACCACTGTAAATAAGATTTGAGCCACAAGTTAGGTGTAGACTTTAAAAAGAAACTCTCACTCCAATTCAATAGAGTGAGAGCAACGTAAATATAAAAACTCCAAGGAGTTCCTATCTCTTCCGATTCTTTTTGTTTTTCTTTCTTTTTGCTTGCGCTTTTTGAAAGTCTTGTGGCTTCTTGGATTTTCCCGAGTCTTCCACCTGAAATGTCTGGCTAGCAAAAATTTCCATACAGGTACTATAAGCAGACAACACCTCTCCACTCATTCCCAAAAATTTGAAAATAGTTTCTGGATCTTCCTCTAAACCACCAGTACGCAGCATGGCATAAATCAAGGCACGCATGATTTTTAGATCACTAGGCGATAAGTTAGCAGAAGAAATTTGTCCTTCTTTTTTAGATAGCATGGCGTTCATATCAGATTCAAATTGCGAATAATCTCCACCATACACATCTGCTATAAATTCCATCGTTTGCATAGTAAATGAAATAGGGAATTCTGCGCCTTGAATAATTACAACAGCAGAATTTTTTAAGTCTTCAACGTGAATTCCATAATCAGATAACCGAGCCATTAACCCGCACCTCCAACTTTAGCCAATGTTTTCCACTGTTCTTCATCGTATACAGGTTGAGCAATGAATTTATTAAATAATTCTAGAGAAGCTCCGTCTCTATTTGAATCAAAACTTGCATACATCACATTATTGTATTTCAGTCCGATGGAAACCAGATTTGCAGTTACATCGTCAATTTTTGTTTCTTCCTCTGCAGTGGCATACTCTTCGTCAATCACATTGGATAGTTGTGTATTAGGATACCAAACTGCTTTTTTACCGCCATTTTCAATATTTCCAATAAATCCAAAGGCGAAGTACGGAAATTCTCGTGCGGTATTTTTACTAAACGTTACTCCGCTTTTAGCAACTAATCCTTTGATTTCATCCATCACTTCTATCGGAATACCCACGTGATCCAACGCAAGTTCATGTTTTGTTTCTCGCGACACACGACGAAACATTTTGCTGGATGCCCATTTTTCTAATGCTGTTCCATTCCCTTTGACACCGATTTTTGTGGCAATTGGCAATCGTAAAACTTCACTATAAGTCGGTGCAGTTCCAACAGAATCTGGCGTTGCCATCATCGCAATTAAAATGTCGTCCAATCCTTCAAAATAAAAAGTATCTTGTTTTCCCAATTAAAATCACCCTTCCCATAAATCAAGTATTTTTCTAGTCATAATTTCTTCAATTTTTTCTTTGTTTTGTTCATACGTACCACTTGCAAAATGTTGGGCACGTTGATTTGTTGTGCCATTTTCGGCAAAGCGCCAGTAAAAGGCCGTCTCTTCAAATTGAACTTTCACTTGATCGTTTTCAACTACTACTTTTATTTGATCGCGCATATGTTTCTTTTTTAAGAGCGACTTAGGAATATTAGGAAGCAACTGCTTTAGATAAAAGTTAGCTGCTTCTTCTAAAGATTCCAACGATAATTTTTTCGGATCAACTTTTGAAAGGTTTCCTAAATAATCCGATATTTCAGAAAAACCATTCTTATTACTTGGCATTTTCCACACACCTCACATATGTGTAATAGTTGGTTACGGTATCGTCGTTCTCATCACCTTGTATACCTGTAAAATCTGAATATGGAATGCCAGCATTTTGCAGCGCTTGTTCAATAACAACTAAATCCTGTTCTGTTCCAAGTGTAAAAAAAGAGACTTGGTAATAAGGTAATTTTTTATAGACTTTACCGGATGCCATTTTTTTGCTGTTACTCACATTTGAGTACACAATGTATGGATACATCGTCCCTAATCTGGCTTTGTCTCTGAACACTGCTAACTTTGTTGATTTCAGCGCTGTTTTCAATTCATCAAAGCTAATCGACATAAGCTAAACTCAACTCCATTTCTCTTGCATCGGGATTCGTATAAATGCGAGTAATGTTATACGTTACAGAATCAATTTTGAGCGCACTTAATTTCTCTGTGATGGATTTATCCCATCTGACTTTAATTCGTCTGACAACGTCTGTCTTGGCTTGCTGTGATAAATATTTTTCTTGAGAAGTCACACCGAGTTCTTCATAGAATATTAGACGCTTAAATTCGTAAATTGTAGTTGGACGATCGTTTCCGTCTGTTCCTGTTTTGATGTCTAGCAATTCGGCTTTCCATCTGAGATTATTGGTCTGTCTCTTCGGCATTTTGAATCGCTCCTTGCACGATAAATGGCGTCATGGCATTCATAGCTTTGTCGAGTTCATCCTCTGAAACTCTATATTCATAGGCAATGCCGGCAACCATCAAAATAAGATATTCTTGTTGGCCACCAGTTGCTGTTTTGACATAATCTTTTGCCATATTTAAATAAAAAGAGAGCAAAGAATCATCCATGCCCTCTTCAAAATGAATATGTGATTTGAATTTTTCCTCTAAAGACAATTCTTTAGTTTGCTCTTCCATCTTAACCACCAACTGGTTTTGTAATTTCGTAGCGATATACTGCCGGTTCAAATGGAGAATAAACCAATTGACCATCTAGCAAGTTGTAAATTTGGAATCCAATTTGATTTTTACCAGAGAATTTTTCAACAAGTTTTTGAATTTCCAAGGCACCAATAACTTCTTGAATTTTAAATGCAGAAAAATCGCCAAAATATAAAACTGGCGTGTCTGGTTCACCCTTTTTATCTGCTGCATCTGTCCAATCCACAGGATAGCCAACTAATTGGTAACCAATTCCACCTTCTGCTTGTGTGAATGGCCGCAACAAAGGAAATCCATCATCTGTTTTCATTTTTTCAATGGCAGTCAAAGCAGCTCGATTAATAATAAAGCGTCCCTTTTTCATCACTTCTGTCACTGGTGTATTTTTAAATTCGATTAATGCATCATATAATTTTTGCCCAGCACCTGAAGCAGTTAGATCTAAAGGTTTTTTAAATGCTACAGCCTTTTTGGCTAATGCACCAGGATTTTCATTTCCAGCGTCATCACCATTGAACATATAATTGATTTCTTTACGCACATAAGCTTTTTTCAATTCTTCCACAACAATATCTTCAACTGGAACACCAGACATTTTTAATAATTTTTTAGTTACTGTTGCCAAAGCATCGAATTCGGCAGGATTAAGCAAAATTTCATCAAACTGAATAGCTGTTTCAGCAATATCAGTTGAACGCTCTTTCTTGTTTACATTCGCATCTGCTTTCTTCACAAGAATTGGATATTTGACATCTCCTGATGTTCGCACCACTGTTCCGTATTTACGAAGTAAATTTTCTTCTTGAGCATAAGTAATAACTTCAGATGCAATTACTTCTGGGACAGTAACTGAACCGTTGCCAGCTTCAATCCCTAAAGCTCGAGCTTCTGCTTCAGAAATATTTCCAGCTACAAAATTAGCAAATGCTTTTCGTAGTTGTTGATCTTTTTGTTTCTTGGTCATTTTTGCACGTGCCTCCAATCCGTTCTTAATTGATCCAAGTAATCCATCTCGTTGCTGTTGAGTAATCATTCCAGAACGATTTTCTGAACTATCTTCACTGTCTGAATCTTCTTCTTGATCGTTGTCTTCACCAGAACGGCTTTCGTCTGAATCCGTACTATTCGATTGATCATCTGTATTGTCGTCTGTTTCATCAGTTCCAGAATCTGCGCCTAATTCGTCTTTAATTCCGTTCAATTCATCAATAACACTGTCAATTTCTTCTTTCACGGCTTCTAAATCTGCTTCGCGTAATTCTCCTGATTCAACTTTTTCACGTAATTCAGTCAATCGTTGCTCACGACGTGCCTTCATTTTTTTCAATAATTCTTTATCCATGTATTTTTCCTCCTACGCTTCTAGCGCTTGATTAATTTTTTTGATTAATTTTTTTCTTTCTTCGACGTTTTTTTCTAATTCATCACGACTTCTTAATGCAGCTTCTGTATCTTCGTATGCTGGCAAAGGCACAATAGAAACCTCGTATAATTCCACTTCATGGATTGTTCGAAGCATTGGTTCAGAATTGTAGTCCCACGTTTCTTCAGTCGGCACAAAACCAAAACTACATTGGTTGATGTCTCCTCGTTCCATAGATTTAACTAAGTCCCTTGCTACCGTTGTGTCCGGTAAATCAACTTCGAATTTCAAACCACGTTCATCTTCTTCAAGGCGAAGGGTTCCGCTTTTAGTACGTCCTAGCACATTGGACCAATCGTGATTGAACAAACAACGAACATCCGAATTACTAATTGCCTTTGAGAATGCACCAGGAACAATCACTTCGCTTAAGTCATCCCATAAAAGTGTTTGACTGTTGAATACAGCAGCGTAGCCGCTAATGGTCCTCGTATGAGTTTCTTCATCGGAACGTGTTGAAAGATTGGTGATGTCAATCGTGCGAATTTCCTTCTTCTTCATTTCCATCACCTCCTTTCAAGTCTTGATCATTCGTTGGTAAGGAATCATCTGTTGCATTTTTCTGGCCAATCCTAGATAAGTCATTTGAAATATAGATAGCTTGTGTTTCTGGAGTATTCTGTTTAGGAAAACCAAGCATTTCTGCCACGTTATCTGGACTTGTAATCCCGGTACGAACGATGTTGTAGCCAATATTTGTTTTTGTTGAGTAAGGAACAAAATCCAAAATATTAATTTTCCATTCCACTCTATAGCCAGAATTAGGCATCCGGGAAAGAGCGGTGTAATGTTCGCTCTTGTTTTTCAATATTGGTTTGATTGCTTTGTTGTGCAGATACATCATCGCTTTTTCAATATCTGTCTTCATCAGCGATTGATACGTATCAACATTGATTCCTAGAAATTTTCCTAAGTCTTTTTTGTAAACACCTAAATAATTCAAAATTGCCGCGTCATCAACAGGACTTTTTAATGTCTCGATGGAATATCCTTTTCCCAAAGGAATCATCTTAACAGAATGATCACTCTCATTTTGCGTTCCTTCCAGTTGATCCAATATAGCTTTGACAATTTTTGTTTGGGCGCTATTATTTGGATTGATGTGGGCGTCTAGTTTAAGCATGAACGCAAGTAAACCGCCTTTAGTATATTTGTCCGTCAAAACTTTTTCAGCGCTCAGAACGCCTTCTAGAGTGTTTCTTGCAAGATCAATTATTCCAGCACCTTTTAATGAATCAGTTCCGATGTTCTTAATGTGTCGAATCATTTGACCAGGTATTTTTTGACCATTCATTTCAAATTCTTCTTGAAGTCGTTCATTGATTTTAGTTGTTACACCGTACGCCAAATGAAGCTGATCCCTATCCGTTAATGGGAATGTCTCACCATTGATCAATAAAGTATTTGTTTCCAATTTGGTAAATTCGAATCCTGTCAAATAATCATTGGGACTCTTCAAAATATTTAGTAAGTGATGATCTTTGACTTCGTTGCCGTCGGGACCAATAACAATTGGTGTGGCCAATGCCACCTGATTAGATATGTCTTGAACTAATTCATAAACATCAGAAGATTCCATGATAGATGAATCCGTCACATATCTTTGACCATAACGTGTGTAGTGTCCAAAAATATCCTCGATATATCCACGTTTTTCCATAAAAGAATAGACTGCATTCGATAACCGATCACGTAATTTCAATTTTTTTCACCGCCTTTCTATTTATCTATAGATGGAACTTAGGTAATCATCTAACTCATCTGAATCAATATCTGTCATTTGATTCATCGTTTCCTTATGACCACACAAAAACGCCACGAACCCATCAATCTTTTTCTTTGATTGACGTTTACTTGGCGCTTTTTGTCCATTGATGTTAGTAATTGCTACAACGTTCAAAGTGCAATAAAGGAATAATGGATTATCAAATTGAATTCGTTTCTCATAAAACAACCGTTCGACATCGTCAAAAGGAGCATTCAATACTTTAGGATATTGAGCAACTTCAACGCATTCCAATCCTAAGTTTTCTAATTTCTCAACAAGTTTGTCACTCATCGCTGGATCATAATTCACTTGCTGAATATCATATAAATTCATGCAGTCCTCTATGTACTGCAAAATCTGATCTTGATCAATCATTTTTCCGTCGCAAAATTCAACGAAACCTTGTTCAGCCAAATCACTGTAAGGAACATTATCTTCTTTTTCTCGAAACTCTAAATCTTCATTCGGAATAAAATAAAGTTGCTTTACTTTAAGAACCGCTTTACCATCTTCATCCCATGTTGGGAAGTTTAAAGATACACAGGTCAAATCTCGTGTACGTGATAAATCTAAACCGATATAACATGGTTCGCCACTTAAATCACCAAGTTCTTGTGTGGTAACTAAACATGGCTCTACTTGATCCTGTTCAAAGAAATTATCCGCGCCGTTCACAAATACATCCAAGTGTTTCGTTAGAAATTCAGCTTTGGAATGAGCTGACCGTTGCGCTGTTTTAAATGCCGATTCTAAAGCAGATAAATCGACTGATATTCCCCAGTTAGGATTGCACATTTCCCAGACTTTTCTATCCGTCCAATCATAATTTTTATTTGGCTCATAGATTAGAACAAAGTTTGAATCATTATCATCACGTTTCAACACTTCTTTTGCTTCGCGATATACACGCATTCCAACAGACGACGAACCTTTCCCAGCAGTTGAGATATTAAACATCAATGGCTGTGGTAAAGATATCTGAGCAGACTTAAAATTGTCATACTGTTCCATTTTCTCCTGTTTATGCAATTCATCGTTCAATACAAAATATGGATTGGATCCCTCGATATTATCAATATTCTTGGTTTGAACAATAAATTTATTTGAGTAAGCCATATCTTCATGAATATAGTCATAAGTAATACTAGAAACAGTTCCCTTTGGCCCCCTAAATATTTTAGTTCCTTCAAGTAGGATTGGATTGTTTAAGATTGTAACTGCAAAAGGTTTGGCAGCATATTGCGCTTGAGCAAAATCAGATGCGCAAGCATAGCAATCAACTGATAACGCCCCTTCTCCGTACATTGCATATCCTAATGAACCGACAGCAATCAATGTTTTACCATTCTTTTTTGGAATCTGGACATAAGCCTCACGAGTAACGCGTACAATTTGGCCTTTTTCATTTTCTTTAACCCAACCATAAATCCAAGAATAAATAAATTTTTCCCAGGGTTCTAAAAGAAACGGTTTTCCCACCATTTCTCCTTTTGTGTGAACAATAAATGATTCTACCCAATCCATCATTTCATTCGCGCGATCTACATCAAACCAAATATCTTTTCTTTTTTTCCACTGATACCAGCGATCTATTGCTAAACGAACGGTCTTAGGATACTTCTTAGGTTTCTTTCTTACTTCTTTTGCAAATAAATCAGCATAATTTACACCAGGTTCAATCATTTTTCAGCACCTGCCTTCTTACGCCATTTATTTCTGTGCGCTGCTAGTTCATCTACTGGCTTTACTTCTGGGCGTGTAATTTCTTCATCTTTTCTTGCGGTCGATCCTCCAGCAATTAGTCTACCAGTTTTTGCTTTGTTTGTTAATCCTAATAAATCTAGAGCTTTCATCTTCTTATCTGCCCAAGTTTCTACTTGTTGTGCCAATGGATGTTTTGATTGATTAGTAGCTCCTGATTTATTCGTGAATTTTTGCGTCTCCGGAAATCCTTTTTCCTTCCACAATAAATATTTGTGTTGGTAAATTTCAAAAATATCCAAGTATGATTCGATTAATGGATCAAGAGTGATGGTGTACAAATCAGACAAATTCATTATTTCTAAGATACGAGCTTTTTCAGCACTTACTTTTTCATCAATAATCGCTTTACGTTGCGCTTTAGTCGTCATTTTTGTATACACCCCCCTTTGTTTTTTGAAAAATTTGACCTAACGATGCGCGTGACTCCCCGCTACCCTATCTCCCCACGCGAAAAAATTTTGAAAATGAATAGGGGGGCTTCAATTGAAATACGAAGGAAAAACTTTTTTGTCTTCCGTTTCGTTTTCAACAATTGGATGACATTTTGAACATAATAGCATGAGATTGTTTGGATCAAGCTTAAGCAGTTCGTTGTCTTTGATTGGTACAATGTGATGGACGTGTGCTCTCTTTCCAAATATGAACTGACCACACCGCTGACAATGACCACCTTCTCTTTCATAAATAAATTGACGCATATCTTTCCATGCTTGCGTTCGATAGAATGGTTTGTTCTCATGATGATAAACAGACTTTGCTTGCTGCTTCTTCTTGCGTGATCTGCTTGATCTCTTGTGTTCAGTACAGTAGATACCCTTTGCTATTTTGTTCGTGCATCCGTCAAACTGACAGTATTTCATTCTACTTCACGAATAAGATTTATGATATCGCCTTTTGCACGGATAGCACCAGGAATATCAATACCATGTTTCTTAGCATATGCACGCAATTCTTTTGCAGTCATATTGTCCAGTTCATCCGTATCTTCAGTGGACTGATCATTAGTAGCTTCGTCTCCATCAAAATCAGCAGCGGTGTTTCCATCGCTATCTAATTCTTCTCCTGATAAATGAATTTCTTCACCACTCTTGAACAAGACACCATCACCAACGATTGCCTTGGAAAATACAGTCATATCAGTCTGTTCACTTGTATCAAATTTAGGTTCTTGACCTTTCGGAACTACAACAGTCTTTTTCTTTTCTGAATCCCAATACTCCGTTCCTGTGATGGATGTTCTAATTTTGATCATTGCCATTTTGATTCTCTCCTTTGTAATTTGTACTGATTACTTTTGCACCCATTCGCTCATACCATTCAACCTGCTCTTGTAAGTTTGGCAGTGTTCTAGAAAGCAATGCTATGGTCAGCTGAATTTTCCGTTCTGTTCGATCAACTATTGCTCCAGAATATTTTTCAATAGTCAGGCTATTATCAATACTGACACTACAGTGGTTGCCATTCCAGCTTGGCTTGATATCGCTAATCACAATATTTCCATCGGCATCTTTTATTTCATTTTTAATCCAATGCCTACTGTTGTCATCTTCAATCGCTTTTTTATATGCAGTGGCCAGACTTGGTTCTACCTCGATGCTAAGTACCGCTTCATGAAAATCATTCATAGATAAAACTCCTTTCAAAATAAAAAGACCACTCAATGAGTGATCTAATATGTAATACAGGACCCACTATCCTTCGAGGGAATGTGGATTACAGAAACATCAGCGCGCTATAGTTTCCAACCTGTATATTCGGTTTTACTGACAGGCAGTTATGGATTACCGTAAACCAAAGTCACTGGCAAGGAATCGAACCTTGCAGTTTGCACCTAAATTTTAGATGAGCGATACACCTTTCCGCCACAGTGACATAATGACAATAGACAGCAACGGATGATAGATAATAAGAACAATTTAGAAGGAGTTAAAATTCACATCCTTATTCTTAATATTTCCGTTGCTGTCTATCGAAGCTTAATTAAACGATGAGGGAGATTTCCTCCCTTACATTTTATTTTGTCGAAGTCCTGTTTCCTAATCTTTCGACACTATCATAATATCACGTTAAACCGCTCAAAAACCCTACACTATCCCTACAAAAACCCTACAAAATCAACGATACTGAACTAATACGCCTTTTTTGTATGCTTCTGCAAATTCGATCAGCGCGATAGATTTCAGCTTCTCTACATTCTTTTCACCGTATCCTCGTATCAATTGCCCTATTTCATAATTAGAGTGCTTATTTACGTCACAAAAGCTGTAGTAGAGTATCTGACGACTAATCAGACTAAGCGCCATCAAAGCCGCTAAAATCGCGTCTCTCTCTGCTTCTATATCCATCATCTGAATGATCGCGTCTTCTGCCTTGTTTCCATATTTCGGAGCCTTCGGCATGTCCGTAATAATCGGCGACTTAATATCTATCAAAGAGCGACCTGCCATCCGCTCCAAACGCCGAAAGTTCTTCAGCACATCTCTCGCATTACATCTTGTCTGTTTGAAAGCTACCTCTCGTAACAATTGCATCAAGTCAAACCGCTCCTTTTATGTGATATAATAAACTTGTCGGATTTATTACATCAGTCGGAGCGATCCGGCTTTTTTATTTGTCATTGATTAGTTCAATATCCACCAATCTCGCTACAGCTAAATTCTCTTTGCTTTTCGCTAACCACTTATCACATTTCATCGTGTTTTCAATGCGAATGATTGCTGAGTGATTATAGACATGCTCTACATATCCACGAAATGGATAGATGAATCCTTCTGCTTCACAGCGAACCATGTCACCGACTTTGAATTTTGGTTTCTCACGTGTTTTAGGGTTCTTTGTCGGCATATCTAGCATCAAACCGCCAATACCGTGACTGCTAGCGTAAAATCCGTCTTTTAGTTTCATCTTTCTGCCACCTCTTCCACTATTCCATTCACCAACAATGCTGCAGCATCCGCTGTTGCTTTATCAGTGAAAAGCAATCGATAAGATGGATTGCATTCAAAACTGTAATTTACTCCATCTTTTCCCCATAAAGCACATTTAGTAAGATAGTTGCCATCGGCATTCTTTATTGCCCATAACGGCTCTTTCTCGACCTCGTAGCCGTCTTTCATACGGATGAGGATTTCAATTGGATTGTTAGGCTCTTTGTCAAACCATTGGTGAAAATCGCTGAATCTATCTTGTTGGTCCCATTCGCGAATATATTCCCATATGCTGTAATCTAAATTTCTTTTGTGTTTTTCAAACCACTCCGCCACAAACTTCGGCACAACCGGCTTCTGCGGTTCGTCTATTTGTTTATTCATCGCTGTTCCTCCAATAACTCGCTATTCTCGTATATATTTCCGATGACTTCATACGTGTGTTCTCCAAACAGCTCTGTGTTAAAAATTTGATACTCTAAGTCTTCATCAACAGTGGCACAAACTAATCCGGAATAATCTATTGAATTTTTGACAATACAAACTTTATTATCTAAGTAATCGAATCCATTTCGCACGCTGACTGATACTACATCCCCTTCAAATATTTCTACGCCATTCTTATCTTTCAGTCCTGTGGATTGCATGAGTTCGTACTTGTCTATCATTCCCCACATGCTGCTTCCTAAATTTACTAGAGGAGCGATAAAGCCTGTTTCATCATCTATTGTCCAGTCTACGTTTTTGTCATTATGCGGATAGTACATTTCATTTTCTTCTGTTGAATATGCTCTAAACTTCGGTATCATTCGCTGTCCTCCATGTATTCGTCTAATATCTCTTTATATTTCTCTACAAATTTGAAACGATCTTGATGAAGTTTCTTGCTCCAATTTGTTTGCCGATCCAGCTCACGCATCTGATCGAACCCTTTTTGAATTTCGTTGTAATAGAATTCAATGTTTGCTGCTGCTTTCCAATGTCTTGATGTCCGAACTCCCGATCCTGTTTCAGCCATTTCCAACTTAACTAATTCCGCTCGTTCTTTTGATTTTTTATCTTTCTGAATCTTCATCATGATTTTCTTGAGGATGATGTCACTGTATTGTGTAATGAGATCCATTTGAATCAATATCCATATTCTTCGCTCTATCCCAGATGATGTTTTTGCTCAGACCAGTAATTTCAGATAACTGTTCAGCAGTACCTGTTACTAGAATTCGGTCACCATGCCAGATTGCGATTTTTCTCGGCGTTCTCCGTTTGGTTTTTTCAGCCCACATTGATTTACCGAGCTTTTGGACTTCTGCAACTATTTCTTTGCCTTCTTGCCAATTCTCAGAATGTGTCAGTTCGATGATTCGTTTCATTGCTGCTTTCTTATCCACGCTCATTCCTCCAATCTACGAATTTCCCTTCTTAAGTTCTCTATGTGTAAATCGATTGCCTTTCTCGCCGTTTCATTGACCATCACTGCCTTTGTCCGCTCCAGTTCGTCAATTTCACGTTGAATGCTTCGAATACGCATTTGAATCACTTCTTCTGTTGTCATGATGGACCACCTCGTTAAAAACGCTCTTCCTTGAACGTATTCCGATATTTTTTAGCTAATATCAACGGCACTTGATATTGATGACAGAACAATTTTGCCTTGATCTTAAAGTCTTTTGTCTGCATTCCTTTGACATCTACGACTTTGACAAGTTTGCCGTTTTTATAAAATGTGAAGTCGGGAATATACTCGATCTTGCGATACTTCTTTCCGTCTAGTTCAAACTTCGGCATCAGTTCAAATCTTTCCTGAAGTTTTACTTTCCAGCCGTTCGCTTCAGCTTGCCACAAGGCTAGATCGTAATACTCTGCTTCTGCGATAGAATCAAACTTGATACCTCGATGAACAGTTTTTTTATTACGGTATTTATTCATGCGATACTACCTTTCACTGGTTTTATGCGCTTGTCTGCTGTTTGTTGGAATTTCAGCGCATAACCTTCTGAATTCTTAAATATCCTAGAAACAATTCTTTCACCGTAGGCTTCTCTTAGTTCAGGACCAGATAAGTTTGTTGTGATGATCGTTGCCTTGTTCTGTCTGGCTTCTAAGAGCGTGTTTAACGTGTTGTTTGTAAACTGCCTACTATTTGATACCCCACTACCTAATTCAGCTCCAATATCGTCAAAAACCACCAAATCAGTTGTTTTAATATCGGCTATAAGCGATCCTTCAATTTCTTTTCTCAGTTCAGCATTGTTATAAGAAAACTTTATTTGCTCTAATAATTCTTGATAGCTTATAAAAAGTATTTTCTTGTCATAATTTGAGCGCTCAAGTATTTCCCAAGCTGTGGCCATTGATAAGTGGCTTTTTCCGCTTCCTGATTTCCCTGATAGAATGAAATGTGCAGGATGATTCAGTAGGACATCATTTACATAGCTTTTAGCTCTTTCTAAAGCAATTTTCGTTTCTTGGTCTACTACGTGATAATTCTCCATTTTGCATTTAAACAAAGTTTTATCTGTTAATACCGAACCATTTTGAAAAAAACTCAACGCTCGTGCTTTCAGGCTCTCGTTGTAAATTCGTTC